GGACGATACATCGTCCGGCTCGCCTTATTGGTTCTTCAAGGCGGGCGTGGTCTCTGCCGGCGGAAAGCTGGAAGCCTGCGTGTGGGCGCAGGGTGAGACAGACGCCTACAACGGCATAACCGAAGCCGCGTATCAGTCCGCCCTTGAGGGCATGATTACGCAAATTCGCAGCGATTTCGGGCAGGCATCGCTGCCATTTGTCATTCTGCCGCTGGCGGGTTCGACGGACAGCCGTGACACAGACGCGCATCATGAGGGGATTCGTCGCGCGCAGATCACGGTAGGGCAAGAGTCCAACAATACACTCGCGGCGTTTAACCAGGATATCCCGCTGAGCGATGGCACGCATTACACGCCGTCCGGGTATGCCATGCACGGCACGCGGGGGGCGAGAGCAGTCATGGCCGCTCTGGGTTTGTCGAGCTACAGACGTGGCCCTGCGATTGCAAGCGCGAACCTGACCAACTCCACCACGATACAAGTCAATCTCACGCATCGCGGCGGCACGGACATTACACCCAGCAGCGGCATTACAGGATTCATCGTCCTTGGTGGTGGCACGCCGGTCACGATCAGCAGCGTGGTTCGCAGCAGCGCGTCGCAGATCACGATCACCCTGTCGTCTGCGCTGACCGGGGCCGGGACGCTAAAATATCAGTGGGGCATGAATCCTGTTGTTACGTCACCAGCACTCGACAATACGATCGAGACGCTGCCAATAGGGCTGGAATCCGGGCAAACCCTGGCGCTATCGCAGACCATCTCTTGCCTGGTAGGCAACGCGCTGGCGGATGGGATTCCGTTGGTCGGCCTGCCGGTCACCATCAGTTGCGCACCAGGTAATGCGGCGGCGGGCGGTGTGACGGCTTCTATTGTCCTGGGGATTGCGACCAGTACAGGCAACGCCATCGCGGATGGAGTTGCAGCAACCATAACAGTCGGAGCAATGACGCTAACGACGGCCGACATTACGGCAATCGTGTCGGCGGTGCTGGCGGCGGCGGCGGCGGCCCCGATTGCGGCAAACATAAAGCAGACCAACAACGAGGAGATCATCGGTGACGGCAGCCTGTCAAACAAGTTCCGCTCGCATCTGGTGCCGTGATGTGGGCTGATCTATCGTTCGATGTCCGGTCATTCTCTCCTGATTCGTTTGGCCCCTCGTGGGGGCTGACATGGGAGGCAGCGCAAGAGTTGCTCGAATATCACGGTGGCGGCGGCCGGCACCGTGCAGCAAGGGGAAAAGATGATCAAGCATATCGCGACCATTGGGACTACATGGATCGCCTTCGCGAGATTCAGGCGCTGGCCAAAGTTGTCCCGCTCGATAACCCCCCTGTCGGCCAAGGAGATCCACAGGCTGTAGACCTCTCACCTTCGCTTGCCGTCAAGGTTCCTGGTCGGGTCATGCGCGGCACAGTTGAGACTCCAAAGTCTCAGGTGTTGGCGCAGTTCATGGGCAGTCCATTGATGCTAGTGGCGCTTGGGTTTGTTATCAAGGAATGCGACGATTAGCGCGGGCCGCTCGGTTGATGATTGATAATTGATCTGCACGTTTCTCGAAAACACGTTCAAGGGGTAATTGAATGGCAAAGAAAATGGCGGTTTCCGGTATTAGCTCTTCCAGGTCGGAGCAAGAATGGCAGTCTCAATCAGACCTGGACACCCTGATGCGCTGCGAGCAGATCGAAGCTGATCCGAAGCGGCTGGCCGCGGCGCAAGCCCTGGCGAAGCAGCGCATGCAGGATCTCGCGAACGTAGCAGCAGACAAGGAGTAGCGAATGAAACACGAAGACATGGCCGGGTTGTCGGCCGAAGAGCGCGAGGCGCTGGAAGAGGGCGAAGCCGCGGAACTGGACGCGCTGAAGAAGATTGCCGGCGCAGGCGACGAGGACGACGACGGCGCTGCTGCTGGCTCTGATGACGCTGACGCAGCTGGTGCCGCCGCGGAAACCGAAGGCGAGGGCGCGCAAACCGCTGGCGCCACGGAAGACGAGGGCCCCGAGCCATTCGTCCCGGTGTATCAGGCGCAACTGCCCGAGAACTTCGAGACCAGCCTGGGCGAGATCAGTGCCGAGCGCGAGGCGCTGGCCGAGAAGTTCAAGGCCGGCGACATGCAGTTCGAGGAATTCCGCGTCGCGGACAAGGCGCTTCAGTCCAAGGAAACCGATTTGCTCGCGCTGCGCACCAAGTCCGAGATCGCCGCCGAGATGGCGCAGCAGTCTGCCGCGCAACGGTGGAACTGGGAGGTCACGCGCTTCATGAAGGACACGCTCAAGGGCGAGGGCATCGACTACAAGAACAACCGCCTGCTGAATGCGGCCTTCGATATTGCCGTCAAGGACCTGGCCGGCGCGGAAGCGAACGCCGACAAGTCAGGAGAATGGTTCCTCGAAGAGGCGCACAAGCTGGTCAAGGCGCAACTCGGCATCGGCAAGGCTAAGCGCGAAGATCCGGCTCCGCCTGCCGACCCGGTGAAACCAGCCGTCAATGCCCGTAGGGCTGCCGTTCCGGCCGCACCCAAGACGCTCGGCAGCGTTCCGGCCGCGGCGGAATCCGATGTCGGGCAAGACGAGTTCGCCTCACTGGAGCAACTGGCCGGAACCGATGTCATGGCCTACGAGCGCGCCCTGGCCAAGATGACGCCGGAGCAGGAGCGACGCTATCTGCGGAATGCCGCGTAATGTCCCTGGTCCTGGATGTGAAGGTGGGCGATTCGGTCAGCATCGACAGTGACCGGGTGATCATGACTGTCCTTGAAAAGTCAGGACAGCGCGCCCGCCTTTCGTTCAATGCGGACCCTGATGTGAAGGTTCAGCGCGTGGCGCGTCGGCCGACTACCGGCGCCGCGCAGGCACGCATGGGTTTGTCTTTAATGGGAGGATGACATGGATATTGCAACACTGAGCAAGCGAGAAGAACTTGATGATCTGGCGGAGGCAATGAGGGCTGTCACTGCGACAACCGATGCTGTTACGGGGGAAGTGACGTTTGTTGCAGGCACAAGTAGCGTAAGAACGTCGTCCGATCCAGTGGATCGTCTTGCTACTCCGATTCAGCATGTCGACATCACGGCGGCGATCTCCACCACTGTTGTTGCATCAGCGACGGCGACGGGGACTTACTACCGAGCGCGAGTTGCATGGAACAACAATGGCGCAAGCGCCTCCGCGAAGCTAGACATTGCAGTGAATTGTACAAACGACGTGCATGGTTTGTCAGCAACCCAGAACGCAAAGCGTCGAGACCATCAAATGACAATGGGGGATGCTGTCATATTGGTGTGTAGCAAACCAATCACGACGCTGCACTTTTCCAGCGACACACCCATCACAATCAACACGCATGTATTGAGCGTGACATTCGGGAACTGACATGCAGATCAAATCAATATTTCCAGAAAACTCTAATATCACGTCGCAATACTGCAAGTATTTCTATCGGTGCGAACAGTCATCAGGAGAAATATCTAATTTGGTCGCGGGGAAAGACCCGGCGACAAAGAATGCCGGATTCCTCGACGCGACGTTGTGGGCGAATTCCGGCTACGCTACCATAGGCAACGGATCGGGAAACTATTGCACCATTCCCCCCGCTACGCACGATTTGACGCTAAATGGATACAGCCTGATTCTGACGTGTCGAGTAAAAAAGAACACGGTGGCATTCCCTGGGGCAGAGCAGTATTTCATCTCCAGCTACCAGCCGGGGGTGAGTGACGGGGGGATAATCATGTCGTGTCGAACGAATGGTGCAGTAGGCTTTTACGCTCGAACGGCAGACGGCAGCGCAACTATTGGAGGACAGACTACCGCAAATGTATTAACGGATGGGGCCAATGCAAATGAGCGCAGCATTGTCGTGATGTACCCGAGAGAAACGTCGGTGCATGCGTTCATTGGGGTTGATGGAGTGCCGAATGTTGATTACGCGGCCACGAATTCAGCGGGAAAGAGTTTGGCGGGGGGAAGAAACATGCAGATTGGAGTCCCGATAGGAGGGGGAACCATCGCTGCTTATCAGATCGCAGCATTTGCCGCGTATCAAATTCCTGTGGATGGGGCATCACTGAATCTTTCCTTAATCAATGACTGGGCCTACCGCAACCCCGGAGTCCCCATGCCAGATTGGGTGTTCGCATGACCATCCTTGCTGGTGGCGTTTTTTGTGCGGGCGCGTTCGCCAACGTCATGCAGATTGATTCGCCTGCATTGGTCGGGACTGCGCTCAATCAATGGGCCAGGCTGGTAAATGATCCCATCGGTAGACCGTTCTCGGTTTTAAAGTGTGCGGTGGCCCAAGGCAACTATGCTGCTGCACCATCTAGCAGCGCAAAGCGCGCGGAAGTCAACGAGACAAGTACCCATCCATCGTGGGGAGTGGAGTACACCTACTATTGGCGCTTCATCATTCCGCCCGATTGGGTCAATTTCGGCGGGACTACCCAAGTGGTAGCGTTCCAGATTCACGATCTTGACTCGCTTTCCATTGCTCGCAACCCACCGATGTTAGGGCTGATCGTCAATAACGTACTGACCATTCAAACCGCCAATGACGCGCACCCTTCAGGAGTTGCGGTTTACACGATGAGCGTTGCGCCAAGTCAGGAAATTGAAATCTTCATGCGCATCAAGTGGGCGGACACGTACCATGTGGTGGCTGCACTTGGAAAGCAGCAGATCACGGTCAATGGTTCGCTGGTCTATAGCAATGACGGACAACTTAATACCTACAACGACGGGGTAACGGAGACAACATCACCTTACCTAAAAGCAGGGATGTACTGGCCGAATATGGATTCAGACGCTGCGCTGGTGGGAAAGAGCGGAAATATGTATCACGTCGCTTCGATGGTGGGCGATTCCAGCGAAACCTTGGCGACGATGCAGGCATATGTCGCTGCTGCGCTGGCGGCGAATCCGAATACTCTGAAGGTGTCAAACGGTTGGACAAGTCATTAAGACCATGGACATCCAAGAAACCATAACCACTCCCGTCGTCGCCAAGGCGGCAAGGGCAACATGAACATCCACTAAATCATCGAAACCCGCTTCGGCGGGTTTTTCTTTTCTCCAGCCGCAGATCCGAAAGCGGGCCGCTCGGTTCCGCAGATAGAGTAGCGCCAGTAACACGGCTGGGCGCATGGAGTGCCCTTGAATACAACCTTCAAGGAGTACCACCATGGCAAAGACCGTCATTGGCCTGGGCGACTCGAAAGCGGTAAAGCGCTATTCGGCGTTCCTGGCTGTTGATGTTGGGCGTCAGTCCTACTTCAACAAGAAGTTCATGGGCGTGGGCATCGACGCTCAAACCCCGATTCAAACCCTTCCTTCCCTCGAAAACGATGCGGGAGACCAGGTGTCTTACGATCTGGTCATGCAACTCAAGATGCAGCCGGTCGAAGGCGACAACACGCTGGCCGGCAAAGAAGAGGATCTGAAGTTCTACACCGACTCTCTCTACATCGATCAGCTGCGCGGTGGCGTGAATACCGGCGGCCGGATGACGCGCAAGCGCACCATCCACGATCTGCGCAAGATCGCCCGGTCCCGTCAGGGCGAGTGGTGGGCGCGCATCTTCGACGAACTGATTTTCATCTATCTGTCAGGCACCCGCGGTATCAATTCCGACTACACCTTTCCGCTGGGCTACACCGGCTTCGCCAACAACAGCCTGGTCGATCCGATCACGGCCGGCGACACCGACCACTACCTGTTTGCACCGCGCTCTGACAACGGCACCTTGCCGACCAGCCGGACGGACTCGAACTGGGTGGCACAAGGCTCTACCGGCAACAACATTGCCACGCTGTCCCTGATCGACCGCGCCGTCTCGCGCGCATCGACCATGGGTGGCGGCACCAGTGGCGTGCCGGCCATCGAGCCGATCATGCTGGATGGCGAAGAGAAGTACGTCGCGTTGTTTCATCCGTGGCAGGAATGGCAACTTCGTACCAGCACAACCACCGGCCAATGGCTCGACATCCAGAAGGCGGCGGCGGCCGCCGAAGGGCGCAACAACCCGATCTACAAGGGCGCGCTCGGCGAGTACAACGGCGTGCTGCTGCACAAGCATCGCGGCGTCGTGCGTCCGTTCAACAACGCCGGCGTGGCGACGGGCTACGGCGCATCGTCCAACATCGGCGTGGCGCGCGCCCTGTTCCTGGGCCGGCAGGCGGCAGTCGTCGCCTTCGGTTCTCCCGGAAACGGACTGCGCTTCGACTGGAACGAGGACTACGAGGACCGCGGTAACCAGGTCATCATCTCCACCAACACGATCTGTGGCGTCAAGAAGACTTCCTTCTCGACGGCCGGCACGACGTTGGCGGGCGTGGCCTCGACCATCACCCGCGACTTCGGTGTGATCGCCATGGATACCGTGGGGTCCGACCCGAGCTAATCGGAATGGGCCGGTAACCCCGGCCCTTCTGATCACCCTCTTCTTCAAGGAGAAATGAAATGGCTACAAGACTCAATGATTACGCGAAGGGCGTCAAGCCGATGCCCATTGCGCGCGCTGACGAACTGATCGAGGTCGTTCTTCCGGTATCGCTGACGGCCAACCCGTCCGTGTCTGACATCGATGTGGCCGGATACATTCCGGAAGATCATGTGCCGGTCGACTGGTTCGTCACGTCCGACGACATGGATACCAACGGAACGCCGACTATCGTCTTTTCGGTTGGCGCTCTTTTGGCGGACAACACCGATCTGGACACTACGGCACGCGGCGGTGGCGCAGCATGGGCTACCGGCAGCACCATTGCGCAAACTGGAGGCTTTCTGCGCAACGCCGCGAAGAACTGCGCGGCAACACCCCCGCTGGCAACCTCCAAGTTAGCGGTCGGCTTCAAGTGGACGGCTGCCTCCGCGACGTTTGCGGCTGGCACGATCTACCTGCATCTGTTCTACCGCGCCGCAAGTTACGGCAAGTAAGCGTAGTTGATGCACTCACGGGCTGGCTTCGGTCGGCCCGTTTTTCAACCTTCAGGAGCCTGCCGTGGCGAAGATTCGCGTATTCCAGACCAATCCAACTACCACCACCATTCCCGCTGGTCCGGCCGGCGCCTACTTCGGCAAGTACGAATTCAAGCCGGTGGCCGATGACCCGAATGTGATCGAGGCCGACATCAACGATACGGCGGCCATCGACTTCTTCCTTGACCCGGACAGCCAGTTCTACGAGTTCACGCCGAAGAAGAAGCCCAAAGCCGAGTTGGCCGCTGAAGCCAAGGCGAATGCCGATGCAGCGCAAGCGGCGGCGGATGCGGATGTTCCGGGGTAATCCTGGATGTCCTTCACTCTCCAACAGGTTGTCACTCTCGGGCGTGACCCGCTGAATGATGCGGACAAGATCCGGTACACCGATGCCGACCTCTTGTCCTTCGCTGTTGGTGGGCTGATTACCCTGAGAGACAAGCGGCCAGACTTGTTCTTCGGCAACTGGACAGTTGACTTCACTGCGCTGACACTCTCCAGCGCCTTTCCTCTGGCGGATCCTTACGCCCTTGCAGTGGCCGAGTACGTCACGGCACGCGCCGAGATGCGCGACGATGAATTCGTGGTATCGCAACGCGCGACCTTGTTCATGCAACTCTTCACCGAGAGGACCGGGGCATGACAATTCGTGTCTGGTCCCTGTTCTATGACTGGGTTTTGCCGGATCTCAAGGGATCCCCGGCAACCTCTTTGGTCGATCACGCTTGCCGCGAAATGTCGCGGGCCTTCTGCGCCAATACGCATGCGCACAAAGAAGACATCCCGAGTATCAATGTCGTTGCTGGAACCGCCAACTATGCGATCGTGACATCTGATCCAGCCAACCTCGATGTCGATCGGGTGCTGACGGCCTGGTACAGCGGGGTCGAGATCGAGCAGAAGGCAACAGACGATCTTGTGGATCTGTATGGCACGCGCTGGCAGGAAAAAACCGGGACGCCCCTCTACTTCACGCAGATCGACTCTGGAAGCGTGATTTTGGTTCCGGCCCCCGACACCAGTTTGACGGCCGGACTCAAGATGTCCGTGTCTCTGATGCCGACTCTGGCGGCGACTGGCTTGGCTGATGTGATCTTCGACAACTGGATCGATGACATTGCCAAGGGCATCAAGGCCAAGTTCATGCTGCAAGACAAGAAGCCCTGGACAAACACGGAACTGGGCATGGCCTACATGGCGGCGTTCGATGGCACCGTCGATTCGGTCAGGATGTTGGCGCAAAAGGCCTTCGGCCGCGCCAGAGTGCGTACCAGGTCACGGTTCTTCTGACGGGGGTTCTTCATGGCCTACCGTATCCGCAACTTCCTCGGCGAGATCCCCAAGACCAACAAGCGAGAGATCGGGGACACCAACGCGCAGCGCGTCGATAACGCCGTCCTGACCTCCGGGCGCCTCGACACGCTTTACTACCCGAAGCTGATCGCTACCCTGGTGGCCGGCGCGCTGACGGCGTACCGACTGTTCTCGGGCAGCACGGACTACTGGCTGTCCTGGGCGGCCGATGTCGATGTTGCCAAGGGGCCGATTGCCGGCGACACGTCGCAGCGCACCTACTACACGTCGGATACCTTCGAGCCACGGGTGACGAACCTTGCCATGGCGACGGCGGGGTCTCCCTACCCGTACAACTGCTACGTCCTTGGCGTGACGCCGCCGACCGTGGCGCCTACGGTTACACCCTCTGGCGGCTCGGCGACGAACGAGTCGCGGGCCTACGTCTATACCCTGGTCACGCAATGGGGCGAAGAGTCGGCACCATCTCCTGCCTCGACGATTGCGACCGGCCACCCGGATGGCACCTGGACGATCTCTGGGATGCAGATTGCGCCGGTGAATTCCTACACGATCACGGCGGCCTCATGGGGTGGCGGGGTGCTCACCTTGACATGCGCCGATGTCTTCGGCCTGCGGGCCGGGGAGTATGTGACGCTGAGCGGCTTTGCGCCTTCTGCGCTGAATGCCTCCTTCAAGGTTGCTTCGGTCGGCGCACCGGGCTTCACCGTGGCGCTGGCGGCGAATCCTGGAACGATTACCGATGGCGTCGGCACGGCCGCGCGCAATGCGCCGCACAACACGACCAGCATGGTGAAGCGGATCTACCGCTCGGTCACGTCCAGCAGCGGCACGACTTACTACTACGTCGGCCAGGTGGCCGTCGCCACCACATCCACTACCGACTCGGCCGGATCTGCCATTGGCGAACCCATCGCGACGACCGGATGGAAAATGCCACCAGTCGATCTGCGCGGGATCCGCATGCACCCGTCCGGCGCGATGATCGGCTTCAGTGGCAATGTGCTCAAGTGTTCTGAGCCGCTGGCGCCGTATGCCTTCCTGGACGCCTACGACCAGACCTGTGATTTCCCGATTGCTGGCATCGGCTTGTTCGGGACGGCGGTGGTGGTGGCAACCCAGGGTACGCCCTATGTGGCGCAGGGTGTGGCACCAGAATCGTTCTCGATGCAGAAGATCGACCAGTCATGGCCCTGCGTGGCGAAGCGCGGCATTGTGGAATCCTGGGACGGTGTGATCTGGCCTTGTCCGCAGGGCCTGGCCATGCTGGGCGTGGCTGGTGCGTCCCTGCTGACGCTGCCGTATTACACCCAGCGCGAATGGGCCAACGAGTACCCGGCGAACTTCATCGCGGCCTACCACGACAACCGCTACTACGCCGGCTACAAGATCGACAGCACGCATTACGGCGTGCTGGTCTTCGATCGCGCCGACCGATCCACGATCTCGCACGGGTCCATCCAGATCGACGGCATCCGCGAAGACCCGCAGACTGGCGCGCTCTACATCCTCCAGAACGGCGACCTGAAGCAGTGGGACGCCGACACCGCGGCGCGCATGCCGATTTCCTGGTGGAGCAAGGAATTCACCCTGCCGGTGCCGGTGAATCTCGGGGCCGCCAAGGTCGAGGCAGACTTCACGACAACCGCGGCGGAAGCGGCGGCGCTGGCGGCTGCACAGGCCGCACAGGTGGCGCTGAATGCCGCAATGGTGTCGGCCAAGACATCCAAGGGCAGCTTCGCCAGGGTGGGCGTCAACAAGCGATCCTTCAACGGATCGGCGATCAAGAAGTCGTCACTGGTCGGTGACGGTGGAAACCGGAGAGCGGTATTCGAGCTTTTCTCCGGCAACGACCTGAAGTTCTCGAAGACGGTCACCAGTGATGCGGCTTTCCGGCTTCCATCGGGATTCAAGACGGACAAGTTCTCGGTGCGCGTCACGTCGACGGTGCCGGTCAGTTCCATCCTGGTTGCAACGACCATGGACGATCTGAGGACGCAATGAAGAAGCCATCGATCCCGGATGTTCCGCACGGCGCCTCTTCTCGCGGCGCGTTCGATACAGCGCTGAAGGAAGCGCTGGAGTCGATTACCGGCCGGCGCGGCGGCGTGATCGCTCCGCTGGCGGACACGGCGACCACTGCGGACATCGTCGCCAAGATCAACGACATCATCGCAAAGGTGCAGGGGTAAGCCATGGGCCAAATGAAATTCAGCAATAACGCGATCACGACCCTGTATTCAGGCATTGGCGCCGGCGCCACAACCCTGAATGTCGCACCGGGGACAGGCGACAATTTCCCGCAGGTGACGGGAGGCTCTGGGGATTTCTTCATCATCACGATGGAGGATGCTTCGGGGAACATCGAGATGATCCGCTGCGATCACCGTGCTGCGGCGTCCGACACACTGGGCAATGGCAGCTACCCGCTTCAGCGCGCCTATTACGATGCGACGCGCTTCCCGGCACGAGCCTGGAATGCAGGGGATGCTGTCGATAATCGACCGATCGCGCAGGCGCTATCGTCCGTGGGCATGCTGGGCGTCAACAACCTTGGCGAGATCACGAACGCGGCGACGGCTCGAACCAATCTCGGTCTTGGGTCCATGGCCATCGAGGCGGCTGCGACATACCAGACCGTCGCCGGGATGTCGGCCTACCAGACCGTGGCGGGGATGTCTTCCTACCAGACCGTGTCCGGCATGTCTGCCTACCAGACTACTGCCGGGATGTCGGCGTATGTCCCGATTGCGGGCGCCCAACTGACCGGGGCGCTCCTGTTCAAGAGTGGCCTGAACAACAAGGCCAGCGCTGCGACGGTTGATTTGACCGCCATCAACGCAAATACCTGCCATATCACCGGCTCGACCGGCATCAATGGCTGGACGATGACATCGGGGCAAGTGGTCGATGTCGTGTTCGATGGCACACCACTGCTGACGCATCACGCGACGAACAACAACCTGAACGCCGCAGGCGGCAACATCACGGCAGAGGCTGGAGGGCGGGCAAGGCTGTTCTATGACGGAACGACTGTGTGGCTAACGTATCAGAAGGCGGACGGGACGCCTGTCGTGGCTGTGCAGACAGTTTACCCGCCAGTGCGGCAAACTGTACTTTCAGGCCCGGTTGATTCGTCAGGGTACTCCGCCTTTGGGGGATCGACCGGATCGGCCACGATCACGGCGACGGGTACGCTCAAGGCCACGGCATCGGCGGGCGGGGATGCCAACTATTCGGGATCGATCACCAGCCCGGCTTGGACCTCTCCCGGCGGGTCGGGAACTGGCTATCTGATGCTCAGTATCACTTCTGCCGGGGTGGTGTCGACGTCCGTGCGGACTCTGCCCCCTGTGTATCAATGGGGCGGCACGTACAGCGTCGTAAACGGGCAGCTAACCTACAACATCCAAGAGGCGACAATGAAGGCCGGAAACGGCTCGACGGCGTCGCAGGTGTATGAAGTATGCGTCGGGGAATGCCCTTATACCTCTGGTTCGTGGTCCGGGTCGATCACCTGGTATCAACTCATGGGGCGGACGCAGATCCACGTCGCGTCGCCCACGTTCGCGGCAAGCACCAGCAACTCAGTGGCGCACAAGCTCGGCACATTTGTCCCCCGCGCTGACGTGTACTACGAGTGCAAAAACGCTGAATTCGGCTACGCGGAGGGTGATCTTATCGGGGAACTGGGGGCGGCCGGATATGGCGCGAGCGGGCTTGACGGCGGACATTACTGCAACAAGACCAGCGTGGTGCATCGTCAAGGCGGTGCGGCTTACGTCCTCAATCTGGCTGGCGGTATCAACGCGATTGGGAATACCAATTGGGGCTTGTTTTTTGACATTCAGAGGGGATGGTGATCATGGGATTTTTCATCGACAGCAACGGCAACTATTACGTGGGCGACCGGCAGACACCGGAGCATCAGGAGGTCACAGAGCGTCCTTCGCAGTATCACCGATGGGACGGCGAGTGGATCGATGATTCGGCGGCGCACTACCGCGAGCGCCGTGCCGCTGAATACCCTCCTGCGGCCGACTACCTCGACGGAATCGTCAAGGGCGACGCAGATCAGGTCGCAGCCTACATCAACGCGTGCCTGGTAGTAAAAGAGAAGTTCCCGAAGCCATGACGATAGCCCTGCTGCTCGCCAGCCCGCTAATCCTGTGGGCGCTGTTCTTGGCCTACACCGCGCTGCTGGCGCAGTGGCGCACGCTGCCGCTCACGACGCGGATTCTTGGCGCGATCATCGTGCTGGTGGCCTTCGTGGTCGATGTGGCATTCAACTGGACTATCGGCCTGCTGCTCGGCGTGACGCCCGACCTGACACTATCCCAGAAATGTGGCCGGCTCAAGCGCGGCGAAGACTGGCGCGCCCCGGTAGCCTGCTGGATATGCCGGACGCTTCTTGATCCCTTCCAGGTCGGAGGCCACTGCCGATGAAGACCCTCCTTACCGAGACGCTCGGTTCTCCGCAGATAATCCATCAACATGCGGTGAGCGAGAAAGTCATGGACAAACTGGCCTGGTTCGACGGCAACGAAGCCGCGCTGGATTTCTACGACCGGCTGGTCTTCGTCGCGCATACGTGGGACGACCTGATCGACAAGGACAAGCCGGTGGCGGACGTCAACCTCAATGCGCTGGTGGCGAACCTGCTGCTGTATCTGCCGAACAATGCGTTCTACCGAGCGCACGAAGAAGCGCTGCGCGCCCACCTGTTCTCGGCGATGGCCGGGTTTCAGGCGGCGAACCTCATGGAGCAAAGCGGCGACGCGCACAAACTGGAGATTGCCCACTTCCTGCGCTATCTGCTGATCTCCGTGGTCACGTTCATGTTCGTGGTCATTCACGGCATCGACGGTGCCGCCAAGTTGTTGGCGGAAGTGGCGCCGGTCATGATTCCCGAGCGCATAGCGGACTACATCAAGGAGCACGAGCATGCTACGCAACCGTGACGGATACGGCGCAGACGGGCGCCGGTTGTACTGGCTCGACATGGGCGGCGATTCCGCTCCAGCACCGGCCCCTGCTCCGGACTATTCGAGCGTCGCCGCCTCGAACGAGGCAGCGGCCAAGATCGCCGCGCAGTCGGCGGCCGATGACCTGGCCTTCCGCAAGCAGCAATACGAGGACGCCAAGCCGCAGCAGCAGGCCCTGGTGGATCTGGCGAGCAAGGTAGCGCAGCAGCAGCTTGCCGATTCACAGCAGTCATCCGGCCAAGCCAAGGCGCAGTGGGACGCCTACACCGGCACCTACAAGCCGATCGAGCAGCAGTCGGCCTTGGAGTCCATGGGCGGATTGGAGATGTCGCCCGATCAGGTGCGCGCCATGGCGACGCGGCTTGGCATGGATCCGGACAAAGCCCTGGCCGTCATGCAGGGCGTCCAAGGGTCCAACGAGAACGCGGCAACGCAAGCCGAAACCGCGGCGCGCGCCGATGCGAACAACGTCTATGCGCAGGGTATCCGCGGCCTGTCGCGCCTGGGCGGCGACCCGGCGAAGTTGGCATCCGCGGCGGCGGCACTGGCCGGCCAACAGACTGCGACCACGGTCGGCGGCATGAACACGGCGCGCAACATCGCCAAGAATCAGGGCATCTCGCTGCGCGCCGGAACGGCCGCCTTCGGTCGCAACATGCCGAACACGGCGAACCAGACCATCGGGGTGGGCACCACTGCCGGGAACTCGGCCGTATCGAACGCGAACACCGGGGCGCAGTCCTATTTGCCTGGTGCGACATACGTATCGGGGGCGGTTCCGAACCAGATCAACGCGGCGCAACTCGGGATCAACTCGAACCTTGGGCTGGCGAACTTGCAGTCGTCCAACTACAACTCGCAACTGCAATACCAGGCTGGCGTCAATGCGGCGAATGCGCAGTCAGGGGCCGGCTTGGGAAGCGCGCTTGGAACGCTGGGCGGCGTCGCGCTGAATTACGCTCTGAGAAGCGACAACCGCCTCAAGCGCAATGTCATTCGCATCGGCAAGACGGCGCGCGGCTTCGGCCTCTATGTGTGGGACTGGGTGTGGGGCGGTTCCGGGATGGGGGTCATTGCCCAAGAAGTAGAGCGGTCCATGCCGGAAGCGGTCATCACCGGCGCGGATGGATGGAAGCGGGTCAATTACGCACTGGTGGGGTAGATCATGGGCATTGGAGGCGGATTTTGGGCGGGACTGGCTGGCGGGCTTGGCACCGGCTTGACAATTGGCGAAAAGCTCAAGCAGTTGGGCGTCAATTCTGAAATTGCCGGAGTGACCGGACAGCAATCGACGCCGGTAGCCAGCGGCGAGGAAGCAGCCGCGGCAGGCATGAAGGCGTACCAGGAGCAGATGGACCGCGCCCAAACAGACGAGGAAAAGAAGCAGATCGAGCAGAACTTCCGGCCGACGCTTGACGCGCTCCAGAATGACGCCACGCGCCCGGCATCGGTGGCCTACTCGCTGGGCGCTGGGGACAGTTTCAAGCAGCAGGACAAGGCGTTCTCTGCCGACGACATCGCGCAGTCGAAGCTCCAGCAGCGCGCCGACATCTACCGCAAGCACGGCATGAACGACGAAGCCGACCGGCTGGAAGAGCGGGCGCAGCAGCGGCAATTGACCGGGTATCAGATCACCGAGGCCAAGACTCGGGCAGACCATACCAAGAAACTCTCTGATGTCGAGAGTAAGACCTCCGAGTACGCAAAATCTCTGATGAAGAAGGATGCCAACGGAAACACGCTGCCGCTGGATGAAGATGCCTTCGTGAATCTCGGCAAGTATCACACGATGGCTTTGGCTGATGCCGGGCTATATGACCAAGCTCGCGTGGCGGCGAAGGATGGCATGGATTACGCCATCAAGAAGATCCAATCTGAAACAGCCGAGCGTCAAGCTGCCGTGGCGCGCATTCTGCCCCTGGTTGCGCAGGCGACTCCGCAGGGGGATCAGGCCGCCATGGAGGCGTACAACCGATTCGTTCCTGATGGCTCGAAAGCCGTTGGCGTGGTGCGGAACAAGGACGGCACCATCACTGTGCAGCGTGTCAGTACAGTGGATGGACAGCAGCTTCCGCCAGGGACATTCAGGAACCAAGCCGATCTCGTCGCCGCTATCCAGGGTATTGCCGACCCCAACGCCCTGGCCAACCAGATCGAGCGCACCTTTCAGCACGACATCTTGTCGCGCAAGACGGCGGCCGAAGAGAAGTCGGCCAGCGCGCACGCCACTTCCGCGAGCGCCGCTGTCACGCAAGCGCAGACCGGCATCAACAAGGAGAAGCGCGCCAACGACAAAGAGGACAGGCTGGCAAAGGCGACTGCCGATTACCAGGAAGCGCTCGACTCTGGCGACGCGAAAAAGGTTGCAAAGGCCAAGATCGAGTTCTTGGGCGCCGGTGGAAAACTGGAGAAGCCAGCTGCCGAGTTCGCTGGGTCTACCGATCAACTTGGTAATACCAACGTGATCGACAAGACCAGCGGCGGTGGCATGAAGCTGAACAACACCGGCCAGGTGGTCGCGCGCTGGAACGGCGTCAAGGACTCGGCGGCCGGGAACTTCTACAACACGCCGGCCGACGTCGACGCAGCGAAGAAGAAAGGAACGATCAAGTCCGGTGACACGATTCAGACGCCGAACGGCCCGATGGTGGTCAAATGAACTGGGATGATGTAGCGACCAAGCCAGCCAACTCGGCGTCGTGGGATGCCGTTGCCGAGCCGGTAGGCGGTTCAAGTTCCGCTGTTCTGGATGTCATCAAGAGCGCAGGCACTGCTGTTGCGAACGATTGGACTGCTGGCCGCGCAGCGATAAGGAAGCGCGAGCGCGGAGAGTCCTTGGCGCGCGGCAATGAGGCCAGCGCCAGGATGCTCGAAGCCGATCAGGCCAGCGGCACGGCAGCCGAAATGCAGCGCATGGCGGACCAGCGTGCGGCGAGCGAGGCGGCAAAGAGCGGAACATTCAACTCGGCGGTAGACGCGGTTCGAGATACCGGAGTCAACCTTGCCCGCGGCGTGGCTGACATCGGCCAGGCAGCAACCGGACTTGTCGCTATGCCGCTGGATGCAGTCGGCGCCCTGGAGCCACTCAAAAAGGTTGGAGTTGATTTCCGTGGCGCATCCAAGGGGCTCGATGACTTCGACAAGTGGGCGGCCGGCTACCTGTCGGACACTGGGAAAGACAAGGAGGCCAAACTAGAGGCGGCCAAGGGCTTCACGGATACCCTGATGACCTTGGGCACCGACCCGCGCCTCATGTACCAAGAAATCATCAAGAGCCTGCCAGGTACATTCGGTGCCGGCAAGGTTGGCGAGGCTGCTGTTGGAGTCTATGGATCACGCTTCGCGGCAGAAGCCAAGGCGGCAGGACTGACGGGGGAAGTTGCGCAGCGGTACATCGCCAAAGCGTTCGCAGATAACGCCGACAAGATCACCAAGGCGGCGATGATCGGGTCAGCGGCTGGCGAGGGTACGCAGCAGGCGGGCGGTCTGGCTGGCAAAGCACAGAAGGACAGCATCGCATTCAAGGATTATGCGGGGCCTGCCGTCGCGTCCGGCGTTCTCGATGCCGCGATCTCGCTCGGGTCCAGCAAGCTCGCCAACAAGATCGGCATTGGTGACATCGAGACGGACATCGCCCTACGCAAGACCGGGGTGAGTTCTGGTAAGACAGCGCCCGCATTCTGGCTCAACCGCGGAGCGATCGAGGGATTCAAGGAGGGTGCCTTCGAGGAACTTCCGCAATCTACTCAGGAAGCGATTGCCGAGAACCTGGCCTATGGCCGGCCATGGGATCAAGGCTTGGGCAAGGCGGCGGCGCAAGGACTGGCTACCGGCTTCGGCATGGGCGGCGGACACGCGATTGTCTCGCACCAAAGCGACAACCAGTCGAGCGGCGCGGAACCTATCCAGCCAGCCGCTCCCGCCGATACTTCCCCCGTCAATGCCGCCGATGTCCTTGGCACCGCGCCAGACGCGACCACTTCCTTCTCGGATACTGAGATCCAGAGCATCACCGACAACGCCTCGCGCCGCATTGCAGCGATCGAACGCAAAGCGAAGGGGACGCCGGACCAGAACATGCCGGGGCCGGATGGAAAGCCTATGGTTGTTCATGGCGAGCCGGCGCAGTTTCTCACCGACAACGAAAAAGCGGAACTCGACTTTCTCAAGAAGAACATGGGCAACCCGCAGGCGATTGCCGACGCCTACGGCATCAAGCCTGCCAGCGCGAAGCCCGCGGAAACTCCGGCGCAAGCTCTGGCACCAAGCGCCGCTTCCCTGACAGAAGGCCCGCGCCCTGACGTGCCCATGATCAAAGGAAAGGTCGACACGGTCAAAACGGACTCCGGAGTTCCACTGCGCTATCAGTGGGCGCTGGTCCCGATCGATGAAGAGATCCGGTCCCATACGTCCAGTCTCAACGTGAACCCGGTCTATCCGGCAGAGTTCCAGCCGCGAGACCGGACGCGGACGGCCAGCGCGACGCAGGCCAGCGAAATGCAGCAACGGTATGACCCAACGCGTGCCGGCTGGTCGCCCGACATCCAGAACGGGGCGCCGATCATTTCGCCGGATGGCGTGATGCTATCAGGGAACATGCGCGGCCTGGTGCAGGATCGGATACTCAGCGCTGGCGGCGACAAGGCCGAAGAGTTGCGCAACCATATTGCCGAGACGGCGGAGCAATATGGATTCACGCCGGAGCAGGTAAAGCAGGCGTTTGCTGAGAATCCGCGCATGGCATTGCGGCGCGTGCTGGTTGATCCGATCAACCGCAGCGAGTTCGCCAGACAGGCAAACGCCTCGACCGTGGCGCAGATGTCGCCATCCGAGCAGGCCAGCACCGACGCCGCGCGCATCACGCACATGGACGACCTGAACCCGACCGAGGCCGGTGACTTCGCGGCCTCGCGGGATTTCGTCAAGCGCTTCGTCGGTGCGCTGCCAATCACCGAGCAGGCCGGCATGATGGACAAGGACGGCCAGTTGTCGCAGGCCGGCTATGCGCGGATCCGCAACGCCATCCTGGCCAAAGCCTACGGCAATTCACCGGCGCTGCTGCGCATGACGGAATCCATGGACGATTCGCTGCGCAACATCTCGAAGGCGCTGATGCAGGTTGCGCCGGCTGTCGCCAAGTCGCGCGACGGCATTGCCCAGGGCGCTCTGCATCCTGTCGAGATTACCGATGTCCTGCTGCCCGCCGTCGAGTCGTTGAACCGCTTGCGCGAGTCTGGCGTGTCGGTCGCGGAGCATGTTGCCCAGCAAGGCATGTTCGGCAACGCGCGGCCGGAAGTGGCCGACATGCTGCGCTTCCTCGATGAAAACATCAGGCGCCCGCGCAAGGTGGCCGACTTCTTGAACGCCTATCTGGCGGCGCTGGATGCCGCAGGAAACCCGGGGCAGGGTACATTACTGGGTGGCAGCACCGTCCCCACTCAGGCCGATCTGATGGCCGCCGCACGGAGATCAACCAATGATGAACAATTCGCAGCAACCGCCGAAGCCCCAAGGCTCTCCCGATCCGAAAGACGTGGCGGCAGTCCAGGCGCTGATACAGAAAGCCAATCGCAGTCCGGCGACACGCAAGGCAATCGCCGTGGCGCTGGCGAAGGTGCGCAGCCAGCCGTAGATTTATCAACCAGCCAAGGAGAGCATCATGGCAAAGAAGGGCAAGGGGAAGGGCGGCGGCAAGAAGGGCTGCTGAACGCTTCCGGGGGAGAGGTTTCCCCTGGTCTCGCCAAAGAGGAATCCGCCGTCTATGCTGTGAATGAGCCCGACAAATTCACCGGAGACCTGTTCAATCATGAGATACCAGAAGCAGATGGAGACAATATGGACCGGGCGCGGAAAGCCGCCACCGGGAGCCCTGATTCTCAGGCCGCCGCCGTTACCGCGGTACGCGGTGATCCGGAAAACCCCGGCGTCTTCACCGTCACCACAAACCTTGTCACTGTCGGGGAGCGCAAACTCCCGCTGAACCGCGTTCGCACCGTCGAGGACGCGGCGACCGTTTTCGCGTACCTCGCCAAGAGCGCCGTCGAGCATTACGACGCGCTGGTAACGGACAAAAACGGCAAGCCGCTGGCGATCATTGGATCGTTCAAAGGGGAATTGACATCGGCGAGCGTTTATCCCGGCGTGGTCGCCCAGGAGCTTGCCCGGATCGATGGCGCCGCTACCCTGTGGGGCGCGCACAATCATCCGTCAGGTATCGCCGAACTGAGCCGCGCAGATGAGGTTCTGAGCGATACCTTTGCCAAGTTGATGCGCGGTAGCGGAGTGGAGTACGCCGGACTGTTCGCCATGTCGGGAACGGCGAGCGGGAAAACCCAGTATTCCTTCTACACGCAGGGCGGAACCACGGAAACAGGCGCGACCGACAACACGCTGCCGGCCAAATACAACGTCCCCATCGTTGAGCGCGAATTGATCGATTCCGGGGCGCGGTTGGGCAGCGTCAACACGCCAAACCAAGCCAAGGCGCTGGTGGCAGAGATTGCCAAGGATTCGCCCGGCATCCTGTTCATGGACGCCCAGCATCGCGCTGTTTCGTTCGTTCCGTTCGAGCCCAAGGCAATGGGACGCCTGCGCACCGATGGCCGCTTGATGAAGTTGTTCGAGTCGGTATCAAAGAACAATGCCGGCGCCGCGGTAATCGCCATGCCGGATGGCAAGGTGACGCGCAAGCAATTCCTGAATCTGCAAGGCGCGCTGAAGTCGATGGAAATCCGCGTGCTGGATGGCGTCGAGTACGACAGCGCCAGCAAGGTGCCAGGCTTGTCGATGGCGGAGCGCGGGCTGGATGCCGGGGGTCCTGGGATCGCGTTTTTCAGCCGCACCAAGACAAGCGCCAGCCCAGACGAGTCCCTGATCATTCAGCACAACCTGTCGGCCGACAAACTCCTTCATGCTTTCCGGATGGGAGGTTTGCCGGTTCCGTCTTTGGCGATCACCGACAAATACATGCCGATCGAAGGCTTCGGCGACATCACGCTGCTGGGATCCCGAAACATGGCCGACCCGAAGGGGTACGCCAGCACCAAAGCATTCGGCGCCGACATCTATTCGCCGCGCTATCCGACGGTCAAGTACGTCACGACGCCAGCCATGCGCAAGCGTGCAGAGGCCATACTGAAGGACGGATTGGAAGCGACCAACTCCCGCGTGGCATGGGATGAGATAAAGGACAAAGGGGCGAGTGAGCTTTCCTATACCGCGGCGCTGCGCTGGAAGTTTCTCAAAGAGCGGGGTATCGAGCCGGCGATCGTTCGCGCCGAGGCCAAGCCTCTGCCGAAGGAATTGCAGCCGTTTGCAAAAACCGACAGCAACCCCTTCGAGCTTGAACAAGACCTCGCGTTCATTGACGCCGTCTACGCCGTCCATGAGCGAGAGCTGGTCAGAGCTTATGGTGGCGATGTGCGGGCCGCGAAGGATGAGATTGCGCAATCCCGAGCAAACGCAGACAAACGCGGGGTGTCATACCTGGTCAGAGAATCTGCTCGTCAAGTCAATCAGTATAGGATGGATGCCGCTGCCAACGGGGCAATTGATCGCGTCGCCACGAATCTTGCGATGGAGAAGCAGATTTACGATGCCGGTCTGCGCGATGATCTGGAGCGCTACGCGGCAGAGTTTCTGCGCGACATCAATCCGGACGAGAAAATATTTAAGGGCTTCACCTATTCAGGCAACCCAAGATACGCGCCGCACACGCTGGACAACGTCGTCAAGGAACTGAGGAAGGAACTGCGCGGCGGAGAAGGGTTCAACTATGGCGTCGGAAGCGTGCGATCCGCCTTCACGCCTCAATTTCGAACTATCGATCAAATTCGCAAAGCCAAGGATCGCCTTCTCGGAAAAGCGGAGTTCGAGAAGGTCAAGAGCGAGATCGATTCCGAGTTCTCAGCGGTAAGCGACACGCTGGCCCCGTATCACTCGCATTCGAACGAATTCGGGTTTGGCGAAATCGTTTCTTCCATGATGTACGACTCGGCAAAGATGGGGGTTCCGCGCGCGCTCAAAGAGAATGCGTTCGACGATGTTCCAGTGGAAGCTCAGCAGAATGTTGTGCGATTTCTGAACAAACTGCGCACACTGCCTACGCAGTACTTCGAGGCCAAGATTCTGCGCGCCGTGGATTTTGGCGAGTTCGCAGGCGCCGTCGTTCCTGAAGGCGTCGATCCGAAAGTGATCGACGCACTCACGTCGCGCGGAGTGACAGACATACGGACCTACAAGAATGGGGATGAGGGCTCAAGGGCGAAGGCCGTGACAGCGCTGGCTGAGGAGTTACACCAGGCCGGGAAAGGCACGCTGTTCAGTCGTGGCACCGCACTCGACGGCGGCATCTCAACGGAAAATGTAGAACGCGAGGCGAAGAAGTTGCTCGCGGGCCTTTCCAATCCACCCAAGTTGTCCGTGGCCTGGTCCCCGAAAGACTTGCCATTCGACGCGCCGAGCGACACTCGAGGGGTTTTCTTCAAGGGCACGATGTACCTGGTCGCAGGTGGAATCACGAGCGCGGAAAACCTCCGGGAAGTCGTCGCGCACGAAATGATCGGGCACTACGGCATGCGCGGCTTCTTCGGCGCCGCGCTGGATGCCGTCCTGTCGAGAATCCATAACATCAACCCCCTGGTGCAGAAGAACGCGAAAGCGTGGATCGAGAACAATCAAGACCTGATCGCGGAGTACCGCAAGGAGGGCATGACTGAGGCGCAGATCAAGTCTATCTCGATTGAAGAGGGCATGGCGAAGATTGCGGAAGCCGGCAAGGTTTTGACCGGCGCCCGCCTGCTGACCGTCGCCTTGCAGCGCTTGCTGCGCGCAGTCGGCTTGCGCAACATGGCGAACACGTTGGAGTCCAACACGGACGCCGAGGCGTTGTTGGCGCTGAA